AGCAATTATTTTATTTTCTGTAGAAGATGATAAAATTTTTCGCCCAGAGCTAAGAGTTGAAATGAAAAAGGTAGAATTCCCTATTCAAGAAAAGGTTATTGACTATATTGATACTAAGTATAATCCAATATTAATCGGGTTTGATAGAGGCGCTGGAGGGCAAGGTATATCGTTTGAGCAACATTTAAAAGAGGATAAGGAATACGTTCATAAGGAATATAAAAAACGTTTAATTCCAATAGATTTTCAATCATATATTGTTATTGGTTTGACAAAAGATGGTGAGGAAATTAAACAAAAAGCTAAGCCACTTGCAGTTAATGTTGCGCAAGAGTACGCAAATTCTCATCGGCTAATTTTTAGTATAAAAGATTTAGAGTTTGTTACTGAACTTGAAAGAATGACATATACAAAAACATTATCAGGAGATATTGTATATAGAACATTAACTGAGCGGGGTGGAAAAAGTGGCGCAGACCACTTTACAAGCGCCTTGCTATGCGCTATGCTAGCTTGGCATAGAGAAAATGAATATATAAATTATACAAAAACTAGCAAAAAGAAATTATTTAATCCGAGGTGGTTACGATGACAAAATTACATAAAGCAGAAGCAGAGTTGAATTTTTTTAATTATAATGGTAGTAGTAGTACATCACCATGGTCTGTAGATATTTTAGAGTTCGAAGAAAAAACAGCTTATAAAGATATTGTAAATACTTGTAGATTTTTCTACAGACATGACCCGTTAGCTTCAGCGGTAATAAATAAGCTGACTGAAATTTCTACGTCGAACATAACTTTTGATGCTGAAGGCCTAAATAAAAATGAAATGCGTATTTTTGAAGCTATTAAAGCGAAGTTGTCAGATTATGCTAGAGTTTTAGCATTAGAGTATCTTTTATCTGGGCTAGTAATTCCTGAAATCTCTTTTAGTAGATTTACAAAATCTGATTTGCGATCTATGGGGATAATTAATATCAAGGGTAGGGATGAAGTTTACTTACCGTCACACATGTGGGTTAGAGATTCTTCATCTGTGGAAATAAAACAGGGCATTCTTGGAGATTCCCCCACTTATTGGATTAAAATCCCACAAGATATGGTTACATTCATTTTACAAAACGGTACTTATTTAGATGGGACAAAAGATAAAGAACTTTACAATGAACTTGTAAGAGAATATCCAGAATTTGTAAAAGCGATTAAAGATGGACAAACTAAGCTGAAATTAAATAATCCTCTAGTTATTCGAGGGCGTTATACTTCAGATAATCCATACCCAATTCCATACTTATATCCTGTATTAGAAAGTTTGAAACATAAGCGCAATTTAAGACGTATGGATTATTCATTGGCTTCTAGAGTTATTACCGCTATTATGTTGGTAAAAGTTGGGTCAGATGAATTTCCAGTTACTGAAGATGACGAATATATGTTCGATTCTCTTAAAATGCAGCTAGCTTGGAGAAATAATGGAACTTCTAGTGACATTGAAAGAATTTACCAGCTGTTTGCGAACCATACTGTGAATATTGAATGGGTAATTCCAGATGTTACAGCTCTACTTAATGATTCAAAGTATGTAAATGTAAATAAGGATATTATCCAAGGGCTTGGATTGCCTTCTTTGCTGATTTCAGGAGAAACGGAACGAAGCGGCGCAGGCGGCGCAAATGACTACTCAGTAATTTCACCTGAAACTACTATGAATGTTATTAGAGAAAAAGTTTTGCCAGTATTGCAAGTAATTTGTAATACAATTGCTACAGAAAATAAACTAAAATCAACACCAACAATTAGGTTTGACAAACTTAATTTACATGACTTTAATATGTTTAGACTTGCAATCATGGACTTATACAATAGTGGCAATCTTTCTAGAGAATCTTATGCAAAATGGTTAGGATTTAACTGGGATGAAGAAATTTCTAAAAGAGAAAAAGAAACTAAAATTTTACAAGATAAAAATATCCCAGAGTTTGCCCCCAAACCATTTTCAAACTCTCCACAAATTGGCCAACAACCTACAGAAATTACTAATAACGAATAAAAAATTATATAATTTTTATCATATTTGTGGTATAATATTAATAAAGGGATTAATTCCGGTAGATTAGTCCCTTTATATTTATTTGGAGGAAAGAGATGACGATTATTTTGGGAACTTTAAATTTAAAGAAAGAAGCTGAAGCGGCAATCTCTTTAAATCCAAACCTTGTTTGGGCTGAAGCTGTTATTACTGATGACCGCCAAAACGGTAATAATGTGCGGATTCCTAGAGAAGAATTTCAAAATATTGTAAAAACAGGTGTATTTACTCCATTAAAACTGGATGTAGAACCAGCAGGTCATAAAGAAGCTAGAGGAAAGCCAATAGGTACTTTTACTGCTTTTTCTGAAAGAGAGACAGGAGATAGTGCCGAATTGGTCGGATTAATCGCTTTATGGCCAAAAGAACGTGAAGAAGCCGTTAACACTTTAAATGACATGCTTGAGCGTGGGGAATTACCACAAATTAGCTGGGAAGTTAATTATGGTCATGCAGAAGAAGATGAGAATGGCGTTAAAGTGCTTCGAGATGTTGTTTTTAACGGCGCAGCCGTGGTAAATAATCCAGCTTATCAGGGTAGAACACCGATTTTTGCAATGGCAGAAATGGAGGATAATAAAGAGATGGAAGAATTGCAAGAAAAACTTAAGGCATTGGAAGCAGAACTTGAGCAGCTTCGCAAAGAGAATGAAGAGCTAAAACAATTCCAAGCAGAAGTCGAAGCTCAAGCTGCAAAGATTGCCAAAATGCAAACTATCAAAGAAAAGTTTCAACCTTTAAACAAAGATGACTCGTTTTTTGATGAACACCAAGAAGAATTACTTGGGTTGTCAGAGTCTACTTTAGATTTTATGGTGCAAGAAATGCTTGCGTTTGCTAGCAAAGAAGCTGAAGCAAAGGCTGAAGCTGAAATGAAAATTCCTGTGCTCCAAGCTGCTCAAAAATATAGTGCAAGTAACCCAAAGATGCTTGGACAGGCATATATTAATTTGAAGAAAAATAGTAAATAGGAGGAAATAATGGAGATTAATCGATTTAAAACTGTGAAGGGTGTTATTCCTACTGCTGATGTTGCTGCTGGTAGAGTAGTGGCCCTAACTTCCCACTCATTCGATAGTGATTTTGGTTCTTTGGTGGACTTACCTGGTGCGGCAGTACCAGCTACTGCTGATGCGGCTAAAGCTGCCAAGTACGTGATTGATTTTGAACCGACAAACCAAACTGGCCCATTTTATAAGCCAATGCCGTCGCTTGGTTTATTTGCGGAAAGAAATGGTTTCTCTGTGAGTGAGAATACTACATTCAATGCTCAGGTCAGTATTTCCTATCCTGGGTGGCATGAAGGTAAAACCATTCCTTCGGGTGTTCCAGCCTTAGCTTATACAAATGGTACGTTTACTTTTGTTTCTGGTGAGTATATTTATAATGCTGCACTAAGAAATGCTGGCGCTTTCGTAATTGCTGCAAATACCACAGAAGATTCCACTGACGCTGGCAAGATTAAATATCAAGCTACTTTTGATGACCGTGTAATTGGTGTTGTAAGACATTATGATACTGCTACTGATAACCTGGTAGTAGATATTGATATGCACTAAATTTTATAAAACATGGCTAATAGGATTTTATAAAGGGTATAGATTAGCCATGATAGGAGAATATAAAGATGGAAGACAAAGAATTACAAAATGCTGTTGCAGAGTTGATGCAGAAACCCGATAAGCAAGCTTTTGCCGAATTTATTACTGAAACTGTTCAACCTGGTAGAATTGTTGACGATTGGGTTGGTATGTTGTTAAACTATCGTCAGTTGAATGCCGGTGATATTCTGGTTAAAAGAGTTAAGAAGGGTATTAAAGTCTATAGCCATGTTCTCGGTTCTGAACCGATGCAGAGCCAGATGACTTTAGCTGATAGAGTAGCATATACTCTTGACACCGCGCTTGTTTCGGTGTGGGCTAATATGCTTGACCTTCAGAATGGGCGTTTTGGAACAGCTCAAGACCTGATTTCCGAAATGCAGATTAAACTAAGAGAATATTATATCAACAAGGTGTTTACTGCTCTTTCAACTATTTGGACGACTTCTAACACGCCCAATAACTACACAAGCGTTGGCGGGTCAGTTACCAGCACCGTGTTGAATAATGCTATTGCTAGAATTGATAATACCACAAACGGCGTGAAAGCGATTGTTGGTACTAAGGAAGCTTTGCGTCCTATTACTACATTTGCTCAATGGTCGGTTGATGGTTCGAATGCCGCATTAATTCAGAGCGTTGCCACTGAAGTTGCGAATAATGGTATGCTTGGTTCATATCGTGGTATTCCATTGGTTGTTGCTCAGCAATCTTTTGATTACCCTGATACCAACCAAAAGATGATTCCAAGTGATAAAATCCTGGTTATCGGTGAAAATGTTGGTGAGTTCATCACATATGGTGACCCGATTACTCAAGAATGGGTTAAGTACGAGACTGTTCCTCCAACATGGAATTATGCCCTTGGCCAGCAATTTGGCTTCATCATTGACAACGCTGATGGCATTTATGTTATCGGTGGTTTATCGTAGTTTATTGTAAATAATCATGGTGGGAGAGGGTGAAATACC